ATTGTATTATTGAAAACTCTAGTGTCCTTGATGGAGATTTATAATCACCTGACCAAGTTACCTTTTCTACTATGTCAGTTATATTATAGATAGCTCCGTTTTTTATATGGACCTGTAATTTTATATTATTAATTAAAATCACCTCACTTACTCTACACATATAAAAACACCACCAAAAATGATAAAATATATCATGAAAGGAGGTGTTTTTATATGTATCATTTTGAAAGTTTAAGTAATTACTGTTCTGTTATAGATAGACAAGTTTCTACTGATTCTAAATATTTTGAAACTCACACAAGTAATGATAAAAAACTAATTGATTTTAGTTGCTCACATTCAAATACTTGTAATTTACCAGATGAAAATAAATGTGAGTTACTTCAAAAAGCCCACAACAAATATAGATAATTACTTTACTTTAAAATTTTTAAATGGAGATAATTTTAAATCAGTCAACTTACTTAACTTTAAAAAAGTATCCCAAAAATCTGATTCTCTATTATCTCCAAAACATTTATCTAAGTGTTTACAATCTGTACAAGGGAAATCTAAGTCTTTTTCGTTGTGCATGAAGCTTTTTATAGCTCCAATTTGTATAAACTTGCCTATGCAATACAAGTCTTTTTCTGAAAGTTTTATTTCTTCTTGCATAATAACACCTCTTTCACATTTCTAATCTATAAAACCTGCACCTGGACACATTCTTACTCCTGTAATTTTTGATAATTTTATGAATGTGTCCCAGTGCGCATAACCATATCCACTTTTAAAACATTCTCTTTCATACTTGCAAGTTTGACAAGGGTCTAATATATCATGTTCTTCTCTAAAACATCTCTTTATAACGTTTATTTGAATATGTTTTGCTATACAATATAAGTCTTTTTCTGTTAAATCCTCTTTCGTTAGACCATAGTTTTTTGGTATCATTCTTACTTTCTGCAACTCTATCACCTCGCTTAAGGAATTATTAAAACCCAGCCATCTTTTATTAGGTCAGGATTTTTAATTAATTTTTTATTAGCATCATAAATTTTCTTCCACAAATCCCCATTGCCATAATATTTTTTTGCAAGTGACCAAAGACTGTCGCCTTTACCTACTTTATGAGTTCTCTGTTTATTTTTAACTTCAAATCCTTTTGTAAGCGGTACATCTTTTGATGATGATAAATCTGTATTTGTACTAACTTTAGGTATCTGTATTCTTTTATATTCTTTTAAACTTAATGTAAAATACACATCCCCTGTGCAATCTTTTTCTTCATATTGAAAATCTGTTATAATACATTCAAAATTTATATTTGTTTCTGTAACTGTAAATCTTAATATAAAACCTTCATTCATCCATCTTTGAATTTTATTTACACAGTCATATGGTGATGGGAATCCTGTATAATCACAGTAGCTTGCTTCATTTTCAGGAAAGAAACTAGATATTTCTGTAGTTCTTAATCCTACACCTCCAAACACTGCAATTTCCCCTAGTTTCAGTACATTAGAGGTATTTACTATTGCTTTGTTGTTTATCTCAAAACTTGAAGGAAAAACAGGAAATCTAAAAGTGTCATTTGCTTGTCTAATCCACATTTCCAACTACATCACCTCTATATCTTTTCTAAAGATATTAAAAACTTAGCTTCATCAATTATAGTTTTTTCAAAAGCTTTATCTAAATTTTCGTACCTAAAAATATCTTCTTCGTGGTTTGAATACTCATGCATATCTTCAATTAAATTTTCTTTTGCTTGTATCAAAATTTTTAACCTCATTGAACAAGCAATAAATTCTATATCTTTATTCATTCAATCACCTTCTTTTTCACACAAAAAAGTACTTGCTATTAAAACAAGTACTTTGCATATTTTTTCTAATTTGTGGTATAATAAGAGCAAGAAGAACTACAATCTATTTAGCGGTAGAGTGAAGTTCATAATTTTAAAAAATATAAATTATTTAAATTTGCGGAACTTTATTTTAAAATCAAGTTCCCAGCCACTTTTACTCTTGCCACGAGTAGAGTGGCTTTTTACGTTTTTGATACATCTACAAACGATATATCCAATTAAACTAGCTATCAAGCTAGCTAATATACTAAGTAAAAAGTTGTCCATACTTCCCACCTCCTTTCATTAGGAAGTAGGTTTTATCCCAGTATGAACTCCACTCTATAAATTGTAGATTACATCTTCTTGCTACAATTATTATAACATATAATTCTTACATATTTTTCCTATATCGTACTTTTTATTTTATTTTCTATTTTTTCAATAAAAAGCACCTACCAAAAAGTAAGTGCTTCCTTTGTTTATTTAGTTTTGAGCTCACATAGTTAATGTAAATTTCTGCACAAGTTAATCTATTCTGTAGGTTTAAAACTTAAATTATCAATTAAATCAAGATTATTTTTTATATTATTCCAATCATCTAAAAATACATTATAAGGAAGTGCTCCATCAACAACAAAGTTTATTCTAGCAGAACTTATATTTTTTATATCTTTTATATTATTTACAAATTCTTTGGTAAATTTTCTACACTCACTTTCATTATTAAACTTAGAATTTTCTACTTGAATACTGACTATATATCCATCTCCTTTAGTTGGAGTAAGCATATCAGCATAGTAAGTTGCTTTGTCCTTGAAATTATTAGGTATTACAGACTCTACCTTTTCTTTTAATTCTTTTTTAGATAAAATTTTTTCTGCTTTATTATTTTGCTTTTCTTCAGATGTAGTTTTAGCTTCTTCATCTTTTTTCTTTTGTTGTTCTTCTTGTGTTTTTTTATCTGCTTCTTGTTTTTTCTGTTCCTCTATTTTTTTCTTTGCTTCATCTTGTCTTTTCTGTTCTTCTGCCTTAACTTTTTCCTCTTGCTTGATTTTTTCTAGCTCTTTTTTATCTTTTTCTTTTTGTTTTGCTTCTTCTTTTAATCTAGTCTCATTTGTTATTTTTGCTATGTTTTCTTTGCTATAATCTGCTGTAGCAAATATATATACTACAAAACAAGCTAAAATAGCACCTATGACAAGTCTTATCTTTTTTTTCTTTTTATAGCCTGTTATTAATAAAAACAAGGCAACTCCTAACACTAAAAAGATTGGCCAACCAGCTACAAAAGCACCCAAAATTAATATAACTACAGGTATTAAAACCAAAATTAATATAATTTTTAGAAAAATATTTAGTTTTTTAAATTTCTCCCACATATTACTACCCCCTCAAAACATATATACTACGATTATAGCATATATTGCTACAATTTAGGGGTACATGTTTCTAAACACCACCAGCTATTCCTAATTTTATTTCTCTGACTAACATTTTTGTTAATTTATTTATGTCAGCTTCTTCTTTAACTGTAACACCACCAAGATTGATATTTATTGTAAAATTATTATCTTCTTTATTATTTGTAGTTTTACTATCAGTTTTATTAATAGTATTTTGTTCAGTTCTTTGTGCTATAGCTTCTTTGTACTTTCTTGTATAGTCGCTTTCTTCAATTTCTTGTGGTTTGTACATTCTTTGAGTTAAATTACTAACTACATTGTCAATATTACTCTTCAAACTTGGCAATTCTACTTTTATACCTTCCCAAATTCCTAAAGGAAGGAATCTACCTACTAAATCTCTTAATTTCCAAGAAGGGGAATGTACTCCAAATCCATTTTTAAATCCATCTATAACACCTTTTGCAAAGTCTCCAACCTTACCTTTCAGCCAATCTCCGGCTCCTGTTATACCTTCCCACAAACCTTTAACAACATTTTTACCTATATCTAAAACTTTCTTAGGTAAAGATTTTAATGTTTCCACTACTGTATTTATTAATTTTTTAGCTCCTTCTTTACCCTTTGTTGCCATTTGGCTTCCCCAAGTAACAACTTTTTGAACTGTATTTGTAAGCCAAATCCAAATCCTTCCAGGTAAAGTAGTAAAGAATGTTACTATATTATTTATAATCATTGAAGTGTATATTTGAGCAGAAGTTAACATTGCGATACCCCATTGACCTATTTTTTGTACTGTACTTACTAACCAAGTCCATATACGATTAGGTAATTGTGCAAAAAATGTAACAACATTGTTTATCCAAATCGGAACATTTGTAACTAAGTAAGTCCATACACTAATGCCCCAAGATATTATTTTTCCTAAAGTAAATCCTAGAGCATAACCAATTTTCGTAGGCAACTGATTAAACCATATTCCAATGCTATTAATCCACATTGGAATTGTTTGAGTAAAGAAAGCTACAATGGCATTCCAACCATTTACAAAAGCTTGTTTTATATTATTCCACATTTCTCCAAACCATTGTCCTGCATTTGAAAAACTTGTACATAGACTTTCCCAAGCTTGAGGAATTGTTTGTGTAAAGAAATTACATATGCCACCCCAAACCTTTGTTGCTGTTTCTTTTATGCTATTCCAAGCCCCTATTACAAAATCTCTAAATCCTTTGTTTGTATTCCACAAGACTACAAGCCCTGCTACGAGAGCGGTTATAGCTAGCAATGCCACTCCTATTGGTCCACCAAGTGCAACCATAGCTGCTTTCAACCCATTTGTTGCTACTGTTGCTAATGTCATTTCGCCTGTTAGAACTGCAACGATAGATTGATAAATAGTTAAAGCCGTTCCTGCCGCAGCGGTACCATTTTTAAAATTAATAACTGCTGCTTTAGCTATTAGAAAACTAAGCTTCATATTTCTTATCGTTTTTACAGCACTAGCCCACATCATAGCAGCTTTTATACTTATAAGAATTGTTGCTATTATTCTTCCGTTTTTCAAAACCCAACTAAGACTCTTAATCATAGTTGGCAATGCCTTTGTCGTAATTTTTATAATTGTAGATGTTAAATTCCCGAAAGATTGTGCTATTTGAGAAACCCCTTCTTTTAATGAACCATTTGAAATTTGATTATTCAAATCTTGTAAACATTTTATCCCTATTTCGACAGCGTTTTTAAGAGGTTCTTTTAGTTTACTATATATCTCTATACCTAGATTTTTGAAACTTTCTTTTAATATACCTACCTTTGATTCTAATGTATTAGACATTTTAGCATACGCACTTCCAACGACATCAGCTTGTGTAGACATAGCTTTTAAATTATTAGTATACTGCTCTGAATTTTGACCACTAAGTGCGAGTGCAGCTTTCCCTGCTTCAATGCTACCAAACATATCTATTAAACTTTTTTTATTCTTTTTAGCACTTCCGTCCATGAGATTTAAAATTTCATTAAGTGGCACTCCTGCTTGCATTAATTCTTTAAAAGATTTTCCTGCGTATTTAGTTCCTTTTGTAGCATCTAATAAAGACTTATTTGCTACTGTACCAGTTTTACCAAGTTCAGCAATTAATCCGTTTAATTGTGTAACTGCTTCTGATGTTGGTGTTCCTTGTGCTGTCATATTTGCAAGTGATGCACCTACTTGTTCAAAAGATACACCCATTGCAGATGCTGTTGGTGTTACGCCCGCAAGTGTGCTTCCTAGCTCATTTACGGTAGTGATACCTTTATTTTGAGTCTGCATCATAATTTTGTGTACTCTATCAGTTTCAGATACATCCATTTTGTAAGCATTTAATACTTTTGCTGTTGCTGTTACAGCTGTATCTATATCTGTAAATCCTGCTTTAGATAATTTAGCATTTTTAGTCATGAAGCTCATTGCCGAATCCATATCTTTTGTAACAGGAATCCCCGAAGATAAAGCATTGTATAGACTTTCTCCAATTTGTGTTGCCGCAATTCCTGTATTTTTAGATAACTCTAATATTTTACTATTCAAGTTTTCTGTATCTACTTTAGTATCTCCAAACATTGTTGAAGTCTTAGTCATTGCAGTTTCAAATTCTGCACCTGCTTTAGATGCAGAAACAAGTCCTGCACCTATTCCAGTTGCAATTCCCGCTCCTGCTATTTTAGCCGCATTACTGACCTTTCTAAATTGTTCTTGTAATCTTTCTTGTGCTTGTGATGTTGTATTAGTTTGGTTTTGAAGGGCTCTAGTAGCATCTCTAACTTGTCTTAGAGTTCTACTAGCTTCATCTCGCATTCTTATAACAGCTTCTAAAGCTCTACTACCTGCTGACATACTCTACAGCCCCTTTCCAAAACTCTTTATTTCTTCTATTCTTTCATCTATTTCTTGATACATAAAAGCTCTAATTACATGCTTTTGACCATATTTAAGCTTAAAAAAATCGGATGGCAACATGTTATGGTATCTAAACATTAGATACATTAAATTGATTTCTCCATCCGATTTGATTAGTTTTTTATTTTTTCTTCTATTTCCTTATCTTTTTTATTATCATCTCTATACCCATTCAATTCACAAATTTTATCATATAATTCATTTATTTCCCCTGCAAGTAACATTCTTCTTAAAAGTTCTTTTGGTGTTGGAGATTGGAAATGTTTTAATAATTTATCATCTTTAAATAGATTACATGATGCTAGTATTACATTAGATTTCATTTTAAAATTGTCTAAATCCTTTAAAGAACCTTTTTCTATTTTTAAACCACTAGTTTGAAGCTCGTCAAAAAATTCTGGCTCTACTGCTTTACATTCAAAACTTACATCTATTCCTAATTTCTTGCAAAACATTGTATGTGTTATGGAAGGCATTTTTACCTTATCAGCATCTAAACTTAACAACAAATCTACAACATTTTTTACCTCTGTCACTTCTTTTTTATCTATCATTTCTTTTTCTAATTTATTTTCACTCATATTAATTCTCCTTTTATCCTTAATTATTTTTATACTGCATCAAGCAACTCAAAATCTTCGAATGTAAATGACGCTTCTTGCTCTCCTTCTTTTCCATTTTCCCAATCAATAATTGAAAGCCCATCGAAACTTACACCAGTTAGACAAATTCTTTCTGCTCCTAATGCGTCAGGGTCATCTAATTTACTAACAATAGTAAACTTAGGTTCTCTGCCTTCTTTTATAATTTGAGTTATATATCTCAACATCCTTGAATCTACTTTATATAAAGTTAAAGACCCTTCTGCACTAGCACCTATAATTTTTTGACCTTTAATCATTTTGCGAGGTTTTACTATTTCAGCTTTATCTAATTTTATTTCAGCTTTCATAGCCTTACATTCAGATACTTGCACACCATCTAGCCAACATTCTCCATAAGTTCCATTCATTACCTGATTTGATTCATAACTTGTAGCCATTTTTTCACCTGCTTTCTAAATCTGAACTCTTATGTTTATATCTTCCATAGCATCCACTAATTTTAAATTTATTAAATAAAATCCATTTGAGCCAGTACTATAATTTTTTATTTCATTGTCATTCATTTTGCTTGTATCCACTTTTTTACTTTCTAAATATTCTTTTTGCTTTTCTATATCAATTTCGATTGTAAAATTAGAGTCAATTAACTCTTGTTTTGCCAATTCGGTTAAATAAGATTGTACAGCAACTATAAATAAACATTTGTTGTCATAAGTGTTTGGACATTGTCGTAAATACTTTTCTACATAAATATTCTTTATATCTTTACTTATTAAATCTTTTGTATCAACAAGCTTGATTTTTTGAAACATTTCTCCTTTTTCTGCTGTTAAAGTTGTAAGAGAATTTACACCTCTAGCAATTCTAATCTTGCCTGATAATCTTCTTAAAATTAATTCTCCTGCTTTAACTTTAGCATCTGCACTAGCTTTATCTATTTTTACAATAGACTCAACTTCATCTAAAGGTGCATAAGTAACAGATTGTGTGTTTGGAGTAGATGCTATAAGAGAAGCTATTCTAGGTGTGTATTTTTCTGCTGTTATTTCCTCCCCACCAACTGTTACTTTTTCAGTAAAGTTAATTATTGCTTCATTATCAGCTTTAATGTTTGCTAGTACTGCTTTAGCTTCTGTACTTTCTTCTTCTCTTATCTTTTTAATCCAATTTACAATTTTTGTTTTTTCTGCTTCTTCTGACTCGGGCATACATAAATAATTAAACTCTACAGATTCTAGCTCGCTTAATATATCTTCTAATTTCCCATCTGCAGGTATAGTTGTTATAATTACTTTACTCGGTTTTAATACTTTCTCATTATCAGTAGACCCAATAAAACTGTATTTAATATATTTTTTATTGTCATCAGTTAAAGAACTTGGTATGTCTTCTTCGCTTGTAAGCTCTTTATACATCTTTGTTGTATCTTTCAATATAATTGCTACTATTCCAGTTCGAGAACGCTGTATAAAGCTTGTAGCCAATTCTTTAAATTCTATATTTATATTAACTAATCCAGCCATTTAATCACTCCTTCCTTTAAATCTCATATTTAGTTCTTCCATTAATTCGTGTTTTTCTTCTTCAAAATAAATTTGTTCATGATAATTTATAGATATAAGAAACTGAACATAATTTCCTATTTCATCTTTTTCTATACTTCCATTTTTCTTACTAAAAGTTAAATATCTATCTTTTACTTTTATATTTCTAGTGAATATGTTCTCTAATTTATTTAGAATATCAAATAAATCTATTTTCTTCTTCTTCCAGTTAGGCAAATACTTTATATCAACTAAAAAACTTTTTATATCAGTCTTTTTAGTCGCTGTCTGAATCTCCTCTGGCAATATCTGCACAAAAAAACAAGACTTTTTATTGTCTTGTATGTTATATCCTTCTACAAATATATCTTCATTAAAATTTTTAGATATTTCTTTAGTGAACGAGTATAATATATCTTTATAACTTAGCAACACATCACCTCTAATTGTAAAAATCTATTATTATTTGATTTAGTTCATTGTCAATTATACTGTTTATTTCATCAACACTTTTTGCCAACATAAAAACACCTTCAACAAATTGTATACCACCCTGTTTTGGTCTATAGTTTTCACTAGTTCCTGTTCCTTGTCTAGTTCTATGCCCAAATTCTAGATGTTTAATATACTCTGTGTTATTAAATACAACTCCATCAAAAGTGCCAAGCTCTTTATATTGCCAATTCTTTCTTGCTGTTCCACCATTTTTTTCAGCAACTGGCGTTTTTTGCTTTACCTTTCTAAGAAGCTGATTACCTATTCTATTTTTAGCTTTTCTAATGTTTTTAGTTAATTCTTTTTCTTGTCTCTCTAAATCTCTTATCAAGTCATCTAGACTATTAAACTCTATCATTTAATATCTTTCCTTTAAAGTTAAATTAGTTTGAATATGACTTGAATAAGGGAATGGTTTAGATGCAATAAAAGTTTCTACATTTCCATTTTCTAAAGTTATATCAAGTATATCTCCAACCTGCAAATCTACTTCGGGTCTGCAATATAATTCAAACGCTGAAATAGAACTTGTTATATCTGTATCTATGACATTAGGTATATTTCCACTCAAACCACAAGGCACATCTTCTGCAATTACAAGACTCTCGTTAAAATCCGTAACTCCTGTCTCCTCGTTTTTAATACTTATACTCCTTTTTATTGTCATTTTGCAAAAGTAAGTCAATGCTAATATATCTGCTTCTGCCATGTTACCACTTCACTTTTCTAAAATTATTTAAAATATTCTTATCCTTTTGAGATAGTTTTATTTCCATTAATTCATCTGTTGTTTTAGCTGTTGCAACATTATAATTTACAGAATAACCACCACGAGAAATTGAGCTAATTTTACCATTATCAGCACTACTGACTAATACAGTCTCTTTTAACTTAACAATAACTTTATCCTCTACAATACCTTCAAGAGTAGAATTAAGCGTTTCTATATTGCAGTATGCAAGAACTAGAGTAGTATATTTTTTAATGTACAACTCTATTAAACTATCATGAGTATCATCTTTTAGATTTAGAATCAACTTTATATTATCTAGCATTTAATCACCTCAAAGTAAAATAGAGAAACTAAATACTATTTAATTTCTCTATTAATTCATCTTTTTTCAGCTTTGAATAACCTTCTATACCATTTTCTTTTGCTAGGTTTTTCAGTTCTTCAAGAGTTGAATTTTCTATATCAATATTTTTCTTATCTTCTAGCAACTTAAATCCATCTTGTATTAGCTTATCTTTTAAAAAAGAATCTTCTACGCTACGCTCTATATTTTCTTTAATTAATATAAACATTTAAATCACTTCCTAAGCTGTAGGTTTAGCATCTTTAAAATTAGCATATACAGAATTAGCTTTATTATCAGTAACCCATAAATCATAATATCTTCTATAGTCCATAGACCAAGCATTTGCTGTTTGATTCGTTTCTGGGTCAAATATTCTCATTTTATCTTGTTTTGTTATTGCAAGAGGTACATCCACTGGTGCTATTATAAAGTTGGTATCTAGTGCTTTTGTGCCTTTTAAATAACCTCCTGCTGTTTGACCAGAAGTAGTACCATCATTAAGTAAAATAGATGAATACATTCTATTTTGAGGTGTTTTTATAAGAGGGCAACCATCAATTGATGGCACTTGTGTTTGTATACCACCTTGTGCAAAAGTAACTGCTGTTAATTTTTCTAAGACTTTTTCTTCTATTGCAAACATACTGTCATAAGTTAAATGACAAACTAGAGGTCCATTGTATCCATTTTCTCTAATTATTTTTATACCTGTTTTTATTTTATTTATTATTGTGCTTGAATTTACTGTGTAACCATACTCAACATTAATGTCTCCTTCTATACTTATAGCAATAGTCGCTAAACGGCTCAATCTATAAGCATCTATTTCTGGTATGACTTTTAACCTTTGAAATTCTCCCATGACAGTCGTTGCTGTTACTAAGAAATTTGTTTCATCTACATCCATAGCATCTAAGGTAAATTTTCTCCCTCTATCTTGAGTCATTATTTTAGTTTCATATTCAAATTTAACATCTCCACCAACATAAGCATTAGCTGAACCTCTTGAATAATCTCCTAAACCATCTGTAGAAAGCTTACCTATTTTTACTTCTTTTCCTCCTTCATATTTTATTTGTTTAGCATTAGAATCCATCCAACCAGTTAATAATTCTTGTGTTGCTTGTTTATCCAATCCTTGTTGTAAAACTTGTCCGTACGCTAGTGTATTAGCCATCTAATCATCCTCTCTTAATTATATTATTTAACTCCTAGTATTTCATTCACTACAGTTTCCATATTTGCAGTTTCATTTGTTTCTCCACTGCCACCTGGTATATATTTATAAAAAGGTGTATTTGTTTGAGTAGTAGTTTCAGTTGCACTACTTTCAAACAAATCTTCGTAGCTTTCTTGCAATTCTTTTAATTGTTCCTCTATCCCTACTATCTTGCCATCTTCACCTATAGTTATTTTTTCTAAGTCAAACTTATTTGTTAGTAAGTCAGTGTGTTTAGCTTTATTAGTTAATAAAGCTTTCTCAACAGCACTTAATTTCCTTGTTTTTAAACTTTCGTTTTGTATTTTCTCAACTTCTAACTTATGATTTTCTTCTATCTTTTTAATTTCTGCCTGATGCTCTGTTTTAAGCTTTTCTACATCTTCTTGAGTCATTTTACTATTAAAGCTTTTTATAGTCTTATTTGCTTCTTTTAATTGTTCATTTACTTTGTTAAAGTTTTCTTTAGGTACCGCATGTTTGGGAAATTCAGTATTAACACTTTTTAATATTTCCTCAACATCAAGCTTATTTTCTTCGATTTTAACACCTTCTAATATTTTTCTTAACCATTCCATTTACATCATCCCTTCTTATTTTCTCTATAGATTTTATAGTTGCCCTCCAACTGCGAGAGTTACTTTGTTCTTTATGCTCTACAACTTTTTAAAAAGAGCAAAATAAAAAAGCCTTATCTAAGACTTACTAAAACCAATATTATTATTCTCACTACAATTATTTATTGATATAGCTTCTATTTGTGATAAATCTATTATTGTTGTTCCATCTTCATCTAAATATCCTTTCAAATACCTACAATCTGAGTCAGCTTCCATAAAATCTTTCATTAACTTATCAGTAACATCTTCGTTTGTTATTCCAGATACACAATTTCCACTCTTAAACCAAATTACATACTCTTTCAATAATACAACCCTCCTTTCATTTCTTACAAAATAAAAAATCTTTGAACAAATTATTCATAAATAATATGGCTTATTAGCGAAGCTATAAGGTATATTGCTTTTCCTATCAAATACCCACTTATAACTCCTGCTAAGCCATAAACTAATCTAACACATGTAAAAGTATTATTATCTACCATGTTAGCTATACCTAAAACATGAGCCATGATTATGTTGATACCTATAAAAACACCTAAAGCTATACCAACAACTGTAATAATAAATGCCATAATATTTCTAACACTTATTTTGCTTGGCTTTTTAATATATTTCTTTTTAAACATATTTCCATCCCTCAAAACTTATTCAATACTTTCTCTTAGACGTTCCTCTAATTGTTTTACAATACTATCTATATCAACTTTATTTTCTTTTGCAAATATTCTATTTAATTTTTTCTCTAATCTATCTACTACTTCATTGAGTGTTTCAATTTCTTTTGTAGCACTTTTTATATTTTCCTCAAAATCAGTTGTATCTAGTTCCAATTTAGCTGAAAGTTCTAATTTATTTTTCTTGTTGTTATCTTCATCAACATATCTATGTCCTCTTTCTAAATTTTCATATAACTTCTCAAATTCACTAAATGTACATGAATAAATCTTGCCTTCACTATCTTTTATAATAAAATCTCCATTAGTTGCCCTAATAACTCCATTTTTATATTTTATACAGATAGTTTTCTTTACTTCACCTCTATGAATCGTAGAATTTAAAGATTCATCAAGCCATATAGTTCCTTTTTCAAAAGCTTGATAAAACCATTTAGGAGTATTAGGACTTCCTAATATCCATTTGAAGGCTTCTACTTCCTCTGATTTCTTTTTAAACTTAGCCATATTGTTTATCCTCCTTTAAATTTTTACACAATAAAAGCACTTACTATTTAAACTTAACAAGTGCTCCTTATACAACTTCTATATTTTTTATTACATGTTCCTTGTACCATTCATTATAAGTCAAGTTTGCTGAAACTTCATATGTTTTACCTCCTGGCAGTCGTGCTGTTCTTATTTCTCCTTCTTCATGTGGGAAATATGGTATAGTCGTACACCTGCAACGTGGATGCATTGGAGGATAATTTTTTGTTTCTATAGCGTCTTTAACTAAAAATACTTTCATATCTACATTTCTACATCTTTCACAAGTATTCCCCTGTAATGTAGCCAAGAATTGATATTTATCTACGTTTTGACTTTGGTATGCTCTTTTATCAGCTTCTGACATAAAATGAGAATGTTCCGTTTGTACTAATCTTATTGCATTTTCATAACTAGAATCCATTTTTTCCGATACTCTATTAGAAATCTTTTTCAAACTTTCTCCTCTTATAGTCATTTGAGTAATTTCTTCCTTGATAACTTCACTTAATAAATCTCTGTTTTTCCATATCCTTTGAGAAAAGTTTTTACCACTCCAAGGATATGTAATTATATCCTTTAAAGCTTCTCTATCAAGCTTAGTGAAGCTTACCCCAACACCAACGTGTTTTTGAGTTTCATATATACTCTTATAGTAACTATCTTTCACAGATTCTTCTAATAGCTTTTCTACTCTATTATTTTGAATGTCGAATGTATTATTTATTTCTTTAGATATTTGATAGAATAGTTCTTCTAACCTGTTTATTCTGCTTTTCATAGCTAATGTATTAAGCTCTAACAGTAATCTTTCATCACTTGTTTGTTCTATTAATTTAATATATTGTTTGATGTCCATGCGCCATGTGTTAAATTCATTATTAGTTAAATATTTTTGTGTTTCTGCATATGTTAATTTATTCTGTTCAGCATATTTATAAAATAAATTAGCAATTTCTTTCTCTATATTTTTCATTGCAATTTTATATTGTTTATCTAGTTCCTTTAATACCTCTTCTTCTTCTTTCAATCTTGCATTTAATCTTTGCTTTTCTCTCTCTTTCCAGTATCCAATATTATTATTCAAATAACTTCACCTCTATTCAGTAAAGTTATTATAATCATCAGATATTTTTGAAGCTTGTATTTTCTTTTCTTCTAAATAAAGTCTCTCAGCTTCTTCGGGGTCGTCGACCCAAGGGTGATGTCTTAAAATAATTTTAGTTGGTATTATTCCAATGCTTTTTGTTGCTATATCTGCATCCTCTAAGTCATTAGACATCATATTTCTTGTATAAGTCTGTTGTATCTTTTTATAGTCTGTAACTCCTAAAAAATATAGTATAGCTTTTATTAGCTTATCAAAAGAGGTTCTAAACTCGGTTTCAAGAAGTCCAGACTTTAATTCTAGCTTTCTATAAAAGAATTTAAGTGCTACACCACTTGCATTACCAAACGATTCAGTATCCTGTTGTAACCCTTGACCACTTTCATATATTTGTTTTTTAAGTATCTCTAATATCACCTTTCGAGCTTCAACAGGTATCTCTATTTGCATAGTTTTAAGACCACCACTATCGCCTTCGCTGTCTGTTTCAGTTTTTATTGCTTTATATCTCTTCAATTCATTTAAAAATTGTGCTGTATCCTCTCCACCATAATTTTCTAAGATGTATATTATTTGCTGTATATCCTCTAAATCATTTGCAAACCCACTCATTATCTTATCGTATAAATCCAACACTGATTTATATTTTGATAAGTCACTTTGTTTTTTTATGTTGTTAGCAAATTCAATAAAAGGAACTGAATTAAATCTATGTTGTACTGTTATATGCTCTATTTGAGAACCACAACATGTTACTCCAAAAAATTTATATTTATCTAATATTTTATCTGTCCAAAATTCAACATAAGTATACGCCTGCTTTTGTATTTGACCTTTTACATCCTCTAGCTGAATATAATATCTTATTACAGCTTCTAGCTCTCTTTCAATCCCATTTTTATAAATTGGTATGATTTCTTCTGTATTAACTACACCATATTTAAATTTTTGGCTGATTACCTGTTCCCTGCTATATTCTTCATCTATCCAATAATGAAGCCATGCAGTACCACAATTTGATGCTTCTATTGCTAAATTCTTAGCTTTTCTAGTAAACTCATTCCCTAAAACATCTGTTACCTTCTCATTCAATTCTTTGTCATTGTCAATGTCAAAAAGAACTGGATAGGTGAACATATAAGAAGCTTTCTCATCTATGAGTATTTCATGAAAGTTGTGACTGATTCTATTGTCAGCGTTCCTAAGAGGATTCTCATCTCTGTTTTGTACAACTACACCCTTTTTCAATATATCATTTTCATTATAATAATATGATTTAGCCTGTAATATCTCTTGCCTTCTAGCTATATCAGCACTTATTATTGCTCTTATTTTTTCTAACTCCACATCACCACCACCTATATTACTTAAATTATTACTTGAATACTGATAATCCTTGACCTTTCAGTGCCTTTTCTGCAACCCCTGTTATAGTATCACAATTAGACACCAAAAAACCATGAGCATAGTACACATGGTTTCCTTCAACAGTTAAATTATAAACTTTTACTTTTTTGCTTTCTATTAATGTGGTTGAGTCTGTTTGAGCATGACTTTGAACATGTTTGTCTTTCTTTGGAAGATGCCTTGTATTTTGTGCCAACAAATTCTGCTCCACATATAATACATTTTGATGTATATTTGATTCGTCTGTTTTTACCTCTCCATCTTTCTCCACATTTATCTGAACAAAATTGAGATGTTTGTACTTTGCTTTCAAAATAGTTCCCACATTCTTTACACTTACATTTATATATTTTAAGATTTTTTGAAATCTGTTTTGCATGTTCTGAGTGCCATTTTCTACCTTCTTCACTTTTATGCCATTCGGTAGCTTTTTCTCTTGCCTTATCAAGATTGTTAATAGTTGCTTTGTAAAATTCTTCATCTTCAAGATTTTTCTTTGCATGTAGCGATAAGTGTTGTTTATACGGAATACATTCCAAGTTATCGATGTTGTTATTAAGAGGATTAAAATCTTTATGATGAATATGATAGCCTTCTGGAACTTCCCTTTTATTATTAAACTCCCAAATTGCCACATGAAGTCCTTTAGCATGTTTTCTTTTTTCATTTTTACTTGACTGACTAAGATAATACTTCTTTTGTCCCATAAGTCTATATTCTTCTCCATTGAATATAACAGTTTCTTGTACTTCCATAACATCAACTCCTTTAGTGATATTATACTAGTTTCTGATATACCTGTCAATTTATCAAGACTTATAAAACCATTGATATAGCTAAATACCTTATGATTTCTAGTAGCTTTTAGCCCTAATTTATTTATAGTTTCTTTTTCTCCTGTACATCCTGACCATAATACTTTTCTAAGACCGAATGGAGTAAATACATATTCTCCTTCTTTTATTTTCTCTATAGATTTATTACCAAACAATGTTGATATTTGTGTTCCTTCTTCAAAACACGCATCATCATGTTTGTTCTTACCTTCTCTTTGATAACTCACCATAGCCTTATAAAACTCTTGCCACTTATCTCGCCAATTAGCTGGAAAATATATATGTTCCATTACCCATGAACTGTTGGATAATATCCTAGCATTTTTATTTTTCGACTGATGAAACCATTTAATAATAGTTTTATTACTTTTAAACTTTTCTTTCAATATTCTTTGTACATTTCTTGCAAAAGCTCTACCACCACTATTGCTTTCTATGTCAGCTTTGTTAACTTCATTATCATAGAACATCTTAGCTGTTTTATACTCTGTTATTTCCATACTTTCTTTAGTGTATAAAACATCTAATATATAAGCTTCTTTGTTGTATACTCCATAAACTATAGAACATAAATAGTCTGCTCCCGAATCTGCTGTGTCTACATAAGCTTTAATAGATGTAAATAGTAGATTACCTTCATCATCAGCAGGAAGCTTCTCATATGTCTTAAACTTAGTGTATAAACATCCTTTAAGGTCGATAGGTTCTTGCTGATAGTTAGCACTCGCAATATCCTCGCCCATAGCTCTCACTTTAGATTTATAACTATTTAGAGATAATACTTCTTCACAAAGCATGTTACCATCCTGTAGTGCTTTCATATTAATATGTCTTACTTTCTTACCTTCTTCTTTGTAATGTTCTAATGCTCTACCAGCTAAGTCCTTACTAGACCATCTAGTCATTATAATTATTATTTTCCCGCCTTCTTCAAGTCTTGATAACATAGTATTAGTAAACCAATCCCAATGTTTTTCAAGAACATTCTCATTATAAGCTTCCTCTGCATTTTTAATTAAGTCATCTACAATCATCAAAGAACATCCAAATCCTGTTGCTGTGCCACTTGGAGATGTTGCTAAATAATTATTATAACCACCTTCCAATGACCATAAATTCATAGCTCCATCACCATGTTTGATTTTTGTGTTAGGAAATATATCGCTATAGATAATAGCGTCTATATCGGCTTTTTCTTCTTGAATAGCATTTCTAACATTCTTTGAAAACATAGTTGAAAGAGTCTCATTATAACTACCAGTCATTATTTTTTCATTTTTATTTTTACCTAAAATCCATTCTACAAATAAACTTGCACTTCTACTTTTCCCATGTCTAGGCGGCATATTTATAATTAAAACTTCATCATCTGAATAGTAGAAGTCTTGAAGCTTATTACAAGTTTCAACTAAATACTTTCTATCTTCTTTATAAAAGTTTGGAGCTAATAAATTGCAAAAATAAAAGAACTCACGTCTTGCAAGTTCTTTCTTCGCTTCTAACTGTATTAACTTTTTATCCATCGTCATCTAATTTTGCCAACCTTTTTAATTCTTCTGTAGATAGTTCTTTAAACGGATTATTTATTGTAATTTCATTAGTTGATTCTACTATTTGTTTATCCCTCCATTCAGCTGGTTTTCTATTTTTCAACCAGAATATCTGTGCTGTAGTATCTGGTACTACTTGTTTAGTTACTCTTTTAGTTTCTTGCCCTTCTTCATATGTTATCTCATCATATTCATAACCTAATGCTCTTTTTAGTAAAGCATTTTCAACCTGCCTGTCAATTACTTCTTTTCCCTTTTTTAAGGCATTACAAATATTACTATACTTCTTTTTCCAGTCATATAGTGTCTTAACATTTATTCCAATATTGAGTGCTATCTGTTCATCTGTAAGCCCATCTCTTGCCCATCCTTCAATCTTAATTAGTCCTTCTTTTGTTATCCAGTATTCATATTTTGCCACATCACCACCTCGTTTTTGTTTGTTTTGAAAATAAAAAAAAGACCTAGAAATTTATATCTTCTAATTTAA